TTCCACCGGTTACGATACTTCCACCATTGCTAAAATCTCCACTAAGCGTTAAGTTTCCATTTATGCTTACATCCCCACTGTGTGAAGTTGTAGCAGTTATAGAAATTGTCTCAGCATTGACCGTAGCACTCTTACATGTAATGAGTATCTTGTCACTTGCATCAACTTTTAACTCTTTTGTCTGTGAGTTGTAGCTTATGCGTGTGCCATCTTCATACTCACACACTTCTTCTACATCACTGCTTCCTGTAGGCTCTTTTGCACTCTTGTTAAAAATAGCACCGATAATGACGCCACCATCAGCATTTCCATAAGGACTCAGCACAACAACCTGCTCACCAACTCTCACAGGAGATGCGACGCGTTTGAAGCTGTTTGCACTCTGCATAAACGGCAAAAAATCACTCACGCGACCAAGAATATTCACACGAGCCAAAGAATATCCATCTACACTTTTACTCTCTGTAACTGTACCAATTTGCACGATATTTCCAAGTCGTCTTAAGAGTTCAGATGTCATTTGTCATCCTTTGTTAAATCTATCTTTATTTTAAAATAATGAAAAACAATTTCTTCTATAAAATAGATACCGCGAGTTCCAAGGTGAGCGCTCATTCCAATAAATGCAGCTGATAGCAATCTGTCAATATCTGCATATTCACAAAGAAAAAATGTAATAAGACCTAAAAATCCTGAAATGATTAAATCACCTACCAATTCAGAAAAACTAAAACGTTTCAAAGTTCCATTTTTGATTTTTTTAATATTGTGAGCAACTCCACCAAGCATTGCCATAGCAAAAACCCATATATATGTAATAAAACTGTAATTTTGTGGGTCTCGGTGTGGCATATCTATTTTCCTTATGTATCTAATTAAAATCGCATTATAAGACTATGCCTTTGTGAATTTATACCAAGAGAACTTAACATTACCACTTACTAAGAAGAATGAATAGAAAAGCATAATACATATACTCTACAATGCGATTATCATAAAAACTGGAGAGAATATGCTATCGACATTTCAAACAAGTCTCATTGCTTATTTAAATACAACATACAAAGCAAAAGAGTACTTTGGTGAACTGTCTGATAAAAGCAGATTAAATAGAGTTAAAAGTGATTTACCTATTATCTTAGTAGATTTTGTCGAGAGTAATACTCAAAACTCATATGATGAAGAGGTTACTTTTAATTTATACCTTATTCATGCAACATATTCAAAAAATGAATCAATACGAGCAAATACAAATTTATCACTTCTAGATTTTGTTCATTCTGTAAAACGTTTGATTGTCGAACAAGTCTTTACAGATTCTGGACCAATTGAGATTAATAAAACAAAAAAAATGTTAGATACAGCAGTCGATGGTGCATATTTAACAGTCTACACAATGAGTATCAAAAGTATTATTTATGATAGAGAACCACTAAATGAGGATATAGCACAATGAGTAAAAAGAAAAAGATGATCAAACTCTCAAACAATTCTAAAGAGCTTTTAATCGCACTTAAAAACAATCTTGAAATTACAAGTAAAGAGTGGCAAAAGATTGGTATCTCTGGAAAATGGAATGGACATCCAACAGGGACATTTGAAATGGACGAAAATATATTTAATCAAATGATCAACAATTATCAAGCGTCAGGAATAGATATAGTATGTGATTATGAACATCAAACACTCTTTGGTGAAATCGCTCCTGCTTCCGGTTGGATTCGAAAAACTCCAATGAGTCTAAAAGTGAAAGATGGCGAACTCTTTGCAAAAATTGAATGGACTTCAAGAGCAAAAGAACATATTTCCCAAAAAGAGTATAAATACTTATCACCTGTTTTTGCCCCAAATACTATCTCTCAAAAAGATGGAAGCAATATAGGGTGGACACTCCATTCATTAGCGCTTACAAATAAACCATTTTTAGAGGAGTTAGATGAAATCAAAGCAAATAAACTAACCCAACTTCAACATCATAAGGAGGAAAAAACGATGACAGAAGAGGAATTAAAGGCTCTGCAAGATGAAAATAAGCGTCTTAAAGATGAAAATGTTGCATTGAAAAATGAAAATAAAGATTTACAATCAAAAGCTGTAGCACTTGCGGATAAAGAAGCCCAAGCGAAAGTTGACAATGCTATTGCGGCTAAAAAGTTACATCCGGATCAAAAAGAAGCAGCTTTGCTTATGTGTAAAAAATCTCCGGATGATTTTGAAAAATTTTTAAGTGCAGCAAAACCAATGGTGCAGGTTCCAGGTGACAATATGTTTGACAACAAGCAGACAGCAATAGGTATTTTAGATATTGTTGATCTCGCATTAAAATCTTGATAGGAGGATTTTATGGCATTAGAAAAAAGAGGTTTAACTCAAAATGACGTGATTGTTTCTAAACAACAATCAGTGCAAGGGTATGTAAACGTTGCGATTGATACAACATTGGATATCGGAACTTTATTAATAACAAAGAACGGTGGCTTAACTTGGACAATTCGAGAAGAGATTGATTGGGTAAGTGGTGACAGTCACACAACTGATGACATTGTCTACCATTTAGGTCACATTTGGAAATCTTTAGCGGACACAAATACAGTTGAACCAGGGACAGATCCTCTCAAGTGGGAAGATCAAGGAGTTTGGGCCGTAAATGGTATTTTAGTTGAAGGGCTTGATATCTCTGGCAATGCTAATGTTCTTACATCCGGTTATGTGGTTGAAAATAATCTAACAGGCTTTGAAGAAGCCTTGCGTCATCAATTATTTGATTGCAATATTATCTTAAAATAAGAGAGGAAATAAAATATGCTTAATGCTATGAAGTTGTGGACAGTATTGGCCACTATGAAGTTAATCGAACAAATCAAAACAGCACCGTCTTTTGTCTTTGACAAATTTTTCAGTGCAAGTCGTAAAGGGGTAATGGGTTCAAGTGTTGAAGTACCAATTAAAAAAGGTGCCGGAATTGTACTTGAGTCTGTAAGTCCATCAGCAGAACATTTATATCATGAAGAGAATGATTCTTATATATTGACAATATCTCTTCCTCGTTTTCCTTTGGAAACAGTAATTAATGCAGCTGATATGAATGAACTGAAATCTCTATCGGACGAAAAAGAGCAAACACAAGCACTTTCTCAAAAAATTGGCGAGATTGTCAAAGAGCACAAAGAGAGTTTTATGACAACACTTGAATTTATGAGTGTCGGTGCTCTCTTTGGAAAAGTGATGGATGGTAAAGGCAATATACTTTTTGAGTTTACATCAGGTGCTACTCCAGTTGATTTTAAAAGCAATAAAAATCTTATTGATTCTCTCAACGAGATTGATGATGCACTTGTAAATGAACTTGGAAAAGAAGTTCCGTACAGTATTTTAGCTGATCGCTCATTTATAAGTGGTGTTGCAGTGCGTGCTGAAGCTGAGACACTCTTTGATCAAGGTCAAGCAAAATGGATTCAAGAGAACAACAAACGTGTACTTGAGGTAAACGGTGTTAAGTTCATCCCTTATACAGGAAAATATAAAAATGCAAAAGGAGATGATAAGCAGTTCATTGCAACAAATACTGCAATCGTAATTCCTGAAAGTGCAGATGTGTTTAAACTTTATTATGGTCGTGCAAACCATACTGAAGCACTTAACAAAGCACCTAAACTCTTTTTTACGGCAGCACCTGAAGCCCTACCAAAAGGTAGAGGTTACTCTATCTTAAGTGAGATGCGTGCTATTCCAGTATGTGTTCGTCCTGGTGCTCTCATTAATTTAAAATGGACTACAGTCTAATTTAGATTTTAAGTCATAGCTTTTTCTATGGCTTAAATTTGCCCTAGAAATGATTTAAGTCTTTATTTGACTCATTTATCATTAAAAAGTTTTAAATCATTTCTCGTTAATTTTAAACACCTATTAAACGCTATAAGGAGCTCTTAAAATGATTACAAAATCAGATTTAGAAAAAGAGATTAGCCAAACAGAACTTTTGCAGCTCAGCGACATCAATGCTGATGGAACGATCAATGATCTTATTATTGATGATGCAATCAATGATGCAATAGCATATATCTCATCATTTATTAAAATTCCAGCCAATCCAACTCCATACCTTCGTTCCATAGCAGTAGATTTAACACTTTATGAATTGAGAAAAATACATCAACTCCAAGATGAGGATGTTCGTAAAAGATGTGAAGAAAAACTTATTCGTATGGCAAAAGGGACAATCCCTGTCACAACAATCCAAGAACAAGAGACCAGAAAAACAAGCAATGCTTTTGTGCATGGGCGAAAACACATGAGCTTTAAAGGTTTCAACTAATGGCAACAAAACAACAAAAAATAGAGATAGCTCGAGCATTGTATGTTACAGGTAAAAATGATGCCCAAATAGCAATAATCCTTGAAGTATCCAAAAAGACTATTCAAAACTATAAAACTCAAGATAACGCAAATGGAAATGACTGGGATTTACTACGAGCACAGAAACATATAAGCCAGGACACAAATCGCAGAGAATATCTTTACAGCGATTTTGTTGGGTATATGCATGATACTTTGAAAGAAATTCGTGAAGCTGATGACTTAAGCTCTGGACAGAAAGCTGATAAGATTGTCAAGCTCTCTGACGCGTTTTCAAAAATGAAGCATATTGTCAGACATGAAGACCCGGAAGCCTTTAAAAGAGGTATCATTAAACATGTAATTGAAATAATCGGAAAAACAATAGCAGCCTCAAAGAACAAAGAACTTCTTGAAGCTTTTATCCAAGCTGTTGATGAATGTGGAGAAGATTTAGATGTCTCTCTTTGATAAAGATGAATTAAAAGATTTATTAACAACAACACAAGAAGTTTCACTACAAAAAGGCCAAAGCAAGACAAAAGCGAAGATTATTACTCGTCGTGAATTTGAAAAATGGCTTGATGATTATGTAGATACACTCAAAGAGAGCATTAAAGCAAACCCAACCCTTCCCGTGGAAGAAAAAGAGTCAAGGATTGCCAGACAGAAAAATGATTTTCACTTCTTTCGTCAAACATATTTTCCACACTACTACTATCTTCCAGGTAAATCTGCCCTGCAAGATGGACTTGAGAAGATCTACTATAGAATCAAAAACTCAAAAACAGGTGAAAAGTTTGCAGTAGGTGCACCCCGTGGACATGGAAAAACAACCGATGCACACCTTGTCTTTTTCATTTGGTGTGTTGTCAATGATATGAAGCACTTCTTAACACTCTTCTCTGATGCCATAGAACTCGCCGAGACCATCATAGAATCCATCAAAGCAGAACTTGAAGAAAATGACAACCTCAAAGCAGATTTTCCAAAGGCTACTGGCATAGGGAAGGTTTGGAAGATTGGTGATATTGTTACCAATAATGGTATTCGCATAAAAGGTTTTGGTAGTGGTAAAAGAGTGCGTGGTATCAAACACGGAGTATACAGACCAGATCATGCAGGCATAGATGATTTGGAAAATGATGAAAATGTTCGCTCTCGTGATCAAAGAGATAAGCTGGAAAGCTGGCTCGATGAAGCAGTTGCAAACCTTGGTGCAGTTGATGGGACTATGAGTATTCTCTATACAGGAACTATTTTGCATCGCGATGCAGTTCTTGCAAGGAAACTCAAACTAAAATTTTGGAATCCTATCATTTTTAGAGCAATTATTACCTTTCCAAAAAGAATGGATTTATGGGAAAAATATGCTTATATCTACAAACACTCAGGATTAGACAAAGCGCATGCTTTTTATGAAAGCAACAAGCCGGATATGGATGATGGTGCAAAAGTTCTATGGAGTGAAGCAGTACCTATAGAGATGCTGATGCGCAAGCGTGCAGAGTCTCCAAAATCATTCAACAAAGAGTTGCAAAACAATCCGAACTCCGATACCCAAAAGTTCAAACGAGAAAATATGCACTTTTACAAAAACGCTCACAATATTGACGAGTGTTATGGATGGTGTGACCCTGCCGGCAATGGAAAGAAATCTGACTTTACAAGTTTTACTATTCTTGGCATCAATAGACAAGAGAGAAAAGCATTTGTGCTTGTATCAGACAACAGAGTACTCTCCTCGCGACAAATCATTGATAATGTTATCGAATTACAAAAACAATTTAAGTGTAAAAAGTGGGGATTTGAAACAAACGGTGGACAGTTTCATTTAAAAAACTGGTTACTAGAAGCTGCTTTTGACAATGGAGTGCATATGCCACTCAAAGGCTATCACAATTCCAAAAACAAAGAGGAGCGCATAGAATCACTAGAGCTACCAATTGAAAACGGACAGATACTTTTACATGAAGATTTTACGATACTTATAGAACAGCTTGAAGATTTTCCAGAGGGTTTACATGATGATGCTCCAGACTCATTGGAGGGATGCTATATGTTAAGCCGGTTGGCAAAACAAAAAAAGAGCTCAGGGCAAGGAAGAGTAAACAGACGCTCTCTTCGCCCCAGACATGAAAAAAGAAGAAGAGGATAAATTTAATGAAACGACTATTAAATATTTTTAAGCCATCAATCAATAAAAAACAAGTTGCACTCAAGAGAAGTGTATCCGCTGCACCAACGAGTAATCTCTTAATAACACTGATGAATGAACTGCCAATAGAGCAAAACTGGTTAGATTATGATGAAATGGACAGAATTACAAGAGATGCCACGGTGATTTCATCTTATGGCAGCAGAAAAGCAGCGACACTCAAAAAAGAATTAAATATCGAAACAAAAAATGAACTTCTTAAATCTACCATCTTTGAAACATTTGATTACAAAACATTACGTAAGATATTAGATGCACCTATGCAGGGGTGCAGTGTATTTGAACTCAACTGGGTAGAATCATCTACTAACATTTTAAGACCAAAACTTATAGAAAGAGACTATCGAAATTTTGTTTTGAATAATGGATTACTCCAGTTCAAACCAAATGGAATTGCTCAAAACATCCCTCAGTATAAAGTCATTCATTCAACATACGAAGAGAAATATAACCGCCCAATGGGAACTCCTTTAGCCGAAGCACTTTTCTGGCCGGTAAAATTCAAAAATGCATCTTTAGAGTTTTGGGTAAAATTTTTAGAGAAGTATGGCTCTCCCTGGGCAATTGGAAAGACAGAGGGTGACAAAGATCTTATGGCTGATGAACTTTATGCAATGCTAGGTGGTGATGCAGCTGTTATAGATATGGAAGATGAAGTAGAGATACATCAGATACAGCATTCTGGAGATTTCGATAAAATCACAGAATACTGCGACAATCAAATCAGACAGGTTATACTAGGTGGGAATCTCACATCAGAGGTCAAAGGCGGGTCTCGTGCAGCGGCCAGTGTCCATAATGACATAAGAGAAGATATAGCTATGAGTGATGAAAATTTAACACTTGACCTCATTGAACAAGTAGCACAATACATAAAAGAGCTGAATCATATCAGTGATGATGTTACCATAAAACTGAGCGACAAAGATGATCCAAATATAGAATTATCCGAGCGAGACAAGCGCATCAGTGAGATGGGATGGAAACCTACAAAAGAGTATATTGAAAAAACATACAATATTACTGTAGATAAAAGTGATGCACAGAAAAATCCTATAGCAAATCATTTTACACCAATTGCATTTAGCACAAAAAAACCTTTAGATACTATTGACAAGGCTTATAATGATGTCAATATGTCATCCATTGCAATTGCTTTAAACACCCAAGTAATAGATATTATTGATAATGCAGAGAGTTTTGAAGAAGCGATAGATGCTCTGCATGAAGCTTATCCAAAAATGGATCTTGTCGAGTTGCAGGAGCTTATGGAAAACAGTATAGCAAATGCAGAAATATTAGGTAATGCAGAAGTAGAGTACGAAAATGAGCAAGATTAAAAAGTCATCTTTTGATTTTAGTTTACAACCAAAAGAGGCTATCTCTTACCTTAAAAACAAAGGTTATAAACTTACATTTAATTATGATGAAATGCTTCATGATGCACACAACAAAGCTTTCACTGTTGCAAAAGTAACACGCATGGACCTTCTTAATGATATACACAGTTCCATAGTTCAAGCAATGAGAAACGGAGAAACATTTGAAAATTGGAAGAAAAACCTTACACCGACACTCAAAGAAAAAGGATGGATTGGCGAACAAGAAATACTAAACCCAAAAACAGGAGAAGTAAAAACAATCCATGTAGATGGGCACAGACTGCGCAATATATTTAAAACAAATACGCGTGTTTCTCGCTCTATTGGCAGATATAAACAAATGAAGAGTGGGGAATTTACTGAGTATTGGAAGTATATAGGAGGTCTGAGTGAGAACCCTCGCAATGGACACCTTGCAAAAAGCGGAATGATTCTTCATCGTGATGATCCCTGGTGGAATACAAATTATCCACCAAATGGATGGGGATGCAAATGTCGCGTAAGAGCATATTCAAAAAAACAGATAGACAAAAGAGGCTGGAACGACAATATATCTTCAAATGGCGGCAAAAATATAGCTTCTAATGATTGGGCTTATGATATAGGAGCAGGAAGCAAAGTATCTGCATTATCCAAAATAGAACTTGATGGTTCTCTGGATTCTCTTCCAAAAGCACAAAAAAACAAAGACTACGATTCACTCTCTCAAGCTGAACTTTTCAATATATTTTATAAAAAAATGGGTGTAAAGAAAGGAGAGATTTTTATAGACAAAGTTGGGGATCCTATGGTTATTGATGACAGCATATTTACGAGCCATACTGGACATTCTAAGATAACTAAGAAAGATAGACATCTACTTTTGGACGAGATGATTCCAACTATAAAAGAACCAGATGAGATATATTTAGAGTGGGATTCTAAAGCCTCAAGGCTTGTAAAAAAGATGTTTAGATACATAACTATAGATGGGAAAAAAAGAGCAATGATTGCTATGTTTGAGTACTTCAAAGATAAAACACAAGGAATTAGTTTGCACTTGCTAGATACAGATGCTACAGTTGAGAAGAAAAGAGTTGAAAAGTTGATTTACAAGAGAGAGTCGGATTAAAGGTCTTGGTTTAAACTAGGGCAGTGTCCGACTTGCCATATATCCAAGCAGCCCATTATCTCTCTTGATAGATGAAAATTATACCATAAATGAGAAAAAATGAAAGTAAATATAGAGCTTAAAGGAATAGAACAACTTGAGTCCACCTTTGACGCACTGGCACAAAAAGCACAAAACCTTACACCAGTGTTTCATGACCTTGGGAATACACTTACTCAAGGGATAGAGGATAGTTTTGACAACGAAAGAAGTTATGATGGTACAAGCTGGGAAGCGCTAAAGCCCTCTACACTTGCTTATAAAACAAAACATGGAGCTTCTAAAATACTTCAAAGCAAAGACTCAAACCTTTATGAAAGCATAGCATATGAAGCATCATCAAATGCTCTGTTTGTAGGAGTAAACGCTTACAGTGACGAGGGATACCCATATCCACTTGTTCATCAGTTCGGTACAAATAAAGCCGGAAGAAATAAAAATACGGAGATTGTAGCCCGTCCATTTATGCCGATAGATGACAATGGAGAGCTTTATGTGGGAGTTAAAGAGGAGTTATTAGAGTTACTTGAAGAGTATTTATCAGATTTCTAAAGAAGCGTAGGTTCTCTCACCTCTTTAATAATTTGGGAGTGTTCAAAATTCTGTGTCAGCCTGATATAATAAGAATATAAAAGGTTGATAAAGATGAGTAAAATGATAGATACAGAATTTGATTTTAATGATGCAGTTCAAGATATTATGAATGGTAAA